TATCAGGTTGGAACCAACAATGGCGTACTGCAGACAACGTCTCACGCCCTGACCCTAACCGGCCATGGCGAAATGGAAGCCTTTTTCGGCGTAAAAGCCGGAAGCGGCGCAGAAGAGTATATCGAGATTGACTACTTTTGGGTATGTCAACAGCGATAGGGAGTGTCACCTTTTGACACATTGAAACGGACAGCGACGGGCGGCCCTTTTTCGGGCTGCCCTCCTGCCCACAAAGGAGGACGAATGGGGATTATCAAAAACCTCGAGTTAAACTGGAGTGACAGGAAGCTGCGCTTAATATCATGGAGGAACAAGGCAAAGTCTATGCAAATAAGCAGCTTCAAATGGAGTGCGGCAACCGGCAAAAAATATATCGGCTTCAAATTTATTGTCGATTTGTTTTCCGATAGTGGCCATTGCCATTGGATAGAGCTAACGGTTTTGGATTGGATTGTCAGCCTAAGAATCGACACAAAATATGGCAGAGAAAGCATAGAGAGATTTAAAAGGCAATCGGCATGAACACAAGCAACGTGACTCCTAAACCCTACGAGCGAATTTGGGAGATAACCCCCGACCCGCTTGCCATCAAGCCGCGGGCGGAATTTCGCTGTTTGTTTTGCGGAGGGCCTACGCAGGTTTCGCATGGCGTTTACTTCGAGTTTGAACTGAAGCTACACGGTGACAGCACAAAAAAAAGTCACGCCATGGACACCTGGCTGCGGTGCCATTTCTGCGGATGGACGGACGTGCATGGCGTTGCCATGCCGGACGAAAAGTACCAACTCATTGCCGACGCTGTACACACGGCACAAAGGGTTGACGAAAAGGGCGGGTACATCACACCCGACCCGAACGAAGAACGCCCTAGCAAGGGCATGATATTTCCAATGAATCAGGAGGCAATAATGGAAAAACCCACAAAGCCGCCTTGGCTTGCTTACGACACCGAAATTGGCATACTGCCAGGATTCCCCATGACCTGCAAAAAATGCGGGCCATGGATACGCCAACAGCAAGAAGAAGGAAACCATACCGACGTAAAGCTCCATGAAAATGGGGAAGTTCCTATGATTTTGCGCCACAGTCGAATGCACCAGGCGCGGAGAAGTAGGATTGTAAAAAGATGGCGCTTTTTTAACTGGATGCAGATTGAGTTCCACAAGCCTGTTTCGCCCACGTTTGCGGCGCCGGTCTTTAGGGTGAGCTACAAATGTCCTGTGTGCGATTGGCTTTCAACGTTTGTTGTGCCGGTGCCGCAGGAATATTTCGATATAACTTTAGAGCTACGGGGAGGCGAGGCGCTCTACTACCCGCCCCTTGACGACTGGGGCAAGGATGCCGACTACGACCTCGTAAAGGAAAAACTCGAATCCCTGGGCTACGTTTAGGAGGATAAAATGAAAAAGCTATTAATTTGCGCAGCGGCCCTGCTGCTGCTTACCCCGCTTTTTGCCGACCTGCGGTACTCGTATGATTTCCTTGCGGCCGTCAACGCCGTGGCCGATAACACAACCGAAGTACACGGTACCGATTACACAAGCCGGCAGGTTGACGTCTCAAGTTGGGGTGCCTATTGCGGCATAACGATTGAGTTTACGCCGGCAGCCGGTGCGGCCGTGGACGTGACTTACGAGTTTGCGGTTTCTATGGACAACGGCGGCACCTACACGACGGCCGACAATTATTCGATAGCCATACCATCGAACACGCGGGCCGTTGGCGGGGTAGTTCGTTATTCTACGGTGTTTGATTTATCGGGGGTAAGCCATATCCGGCTCGACCGCATGATAGTCGGAAACGGGGCGGGAAACTGCACAGCTATGCAAGCCCATGTCTCATATTAGGAGGGCGCCATGAGGGGCAAAAAATTTAAAATAATTCTACCGCTAGTGGCAATCCTTTCTTTGGTTGTCTTTGCTGTTGCTGCCGGCCAGAGCGTATTCGTACAGCCAAGTGTTTTTGTGCGAAACGGCAACACTACTCTGGGGATAATGTCTCAGGAGCCTTACGACGTTTTGGTTTGGGACTTGATTTCGTCCGGCAATCCCTGGTGGTATTGGTATGGCTACGATGCCGGCACGGCCTCGGTTAAATATGGCCGCGTGCGGGTCAATGCTGCCGGAAAGTTCGTAATCGAGGCTGAGGAAGAAATAATTATAGCTTCCGACTTCGGCATAGCCGACGACCAACTCCTGACGTTCGGTGACGACACGGACGCAAGCATCGAATACGACGAAACCACCGACGACCTTTGGAAGTTCGGGGTGCCGGTTTCAAACGACACTTTTTATATCACCGACACTTGGGTGGCCGACGACGGCGCAAGCGATTGGGACGAAGGCGCTTATTTGGAGGCAGCCTCCGGGGCCGCCGGCAAGTACATGATGAGTTACACGCTCTCTGCCACGGAAGGCGGGGGCGCAGGGTCAAATTGGACTGTTGCGGTGTACCACAACGATGGAGAGGCCAAAAAAAGCATCAGCAAAAGGAAGATGGCGAACAACGATTACGGCAACATGGGAGGTCAAGCCATTGTAACAATAGCCGCAGGGGACAGGGTATTTTTGACCGCAGAAAGCTCAGGGGTGAACACGCTTACAATCCAATACGGGAACCTTATAATCAAGCGGTTGTAATGGAGGATAACCATGGCTCTTGACACCTACGCACTCATAACCGTCGAGGACTACAAGGCCTTTGCCGGCATAAGCAACAGCGAAATCGAGGCCGACGCGATAAGTCTTTATTGTTCGGCCGGCGACGCCACCGCAGCCACCGCGACCAAAAGCGGCGACACGTTGACGCTCGTTATCACCGGCGGGGCCAATGCCGGCAGCAACGCCTTGGATTTGACCGCCGCAGCCAACGACACCTTAGGCGAATTGGCAGCCGTTATTGAGGCCTTAGGGGGTTGGACAGCAAACCTCATAGGATGGGCTTCTGCGGACTCAACAGACCTAAAAAACGTAGGTTCAACGTCGGTCTTAGGCTCTGCCAACGAAATCACGCTGCGGTTTTACGACAACTACAAAATCGAGCGCCTTATCGACCGAGCCTCCGACGTTATCGAGACCTTCCTGAACCGGAAAATAAAAAGTCGCGATTACACCCGCGAACGCTACGACGGGGGGCGGCGGAAGCTGTTTCTAACGGCGTACCCCGTAACGGCCGTGCGCCTGGTCAGCGTTGGCCAACAGGATTGTATCCGCATTCAAAACACAGCCGGCGAGTTCAACGCCTCTGTGGCCATTACCACGACAGGTGTAATACTCACGGTTGACGGCACGGCCGTCGCGGAAAAAACTTTCGCAAGCTACGCCACCATGACGCTCATGGCTGCCGAACTCAACAGCGAGACCGGATGGGAAGCCACCGTGCCGGACAGCAACATGGACTCCTGGCCCTCGGACTTGCTCGTTGAAAACCCGAACATCTTTTGCCTCAACGAATACGGCTACCTGCCCGTGCCCGACGACCCCAAAGAGGACTACACCGTTGACCTCGATACGGGAATCGTTGAGTTCGGGTACCTTGGCGGCGGGTTTCAGGATGTTTTCGTGTCCTATACGGGAGGCTACGCCACCGTACCGGACGACATCGTAATGGCCTGTTGTGCCATGGTCAAATATTATGACGACCTCAGCGACGTCGACCTGGCCACGGTCAGCGAAAAATTGGGCGATTACTCCTACAAGCGCGGCGAAAGCGACATGATGGCGGTCAACGTGGCTCTGTCGCCTGACGACATGAAAACGCTGCAACGCTATCGCCGGAGGCCGATAAATCCATGAGCCTAAAAACCATCATCCGAAAAGCCAACACGCGGTGTGACATTAAAAGCGTAACGGGCAGCAAAGGCGCCGGCGGCAAGCTGACCAAGACCTGGGCCATGCGGTACCACAACGTGCCGTGCCGGTTCAACGCCAAAATGACCGAGGCCGAAATGCTGTACTACGAAAAGGCGGCAGTGTTTCCGGATTTTATTATGTACATCCAGTATCGCAGCGGCATTCTCACGACCGACAAGGTTCTTTTCGACAGCCGCACGTTCGACATAAAGAAAATCGACAACTGGGATGAAACAAACAAATATTTAAAAATAGCTTTACAGGAGGTTTTATGAGTAAAAAAAAGCTGAACCTTGCGCGCGCGACCCCAGAGGAAACGCTGCTTGGGTTTGTGGCGGCATGGCAGGGCCGCAAGTGGGAAGACATGGTGCAGTATGTCCAAAAATCCTGGGTTGAAATGACCGAAAGCAGCGAATTTTCAGCGGCCGAAATGCTGAAAGCCGCCTTCCAATTCAAACCGGTTGATATGGAAGTGCTTGACTGTGCCATGCCGAACAACTCTGTTTACATAATCAAACTGCGGATTAAATACGCCATAGCCCGCAACGTTGTAAAAGAGGCGGTAAAAGACGTCCGGCTGATAAGCGAAATTGCGCCCATGGCGCCGGCCCCTAACGGCACCTGGGGTGTAGTGCCTAACACTCTAATGGTGACATGATGAAACCGAAAATGGTAATAACCGGCAAAGAAATCGTGGTGAAAAACCTCAGTCTCTTACCGGCTAAAGCCATCAACGCCGTGGCAAAAGCCACGCTCACGGCGGCCATCTTGACAACCAACGACGCGAAAATTCTTAGCCCCGTAGACAGGGGCCGGCTAAGGGCGTCCTTGTCTTTCAATTGGACTGACAGCGGAATACAGCACGGCAAAATCAAAGGCAAGGTCAAACCCAAGGCCGGCAGCAAGGGCAGCACGCCGCAGGACGGCGTTGGCCCGCCGCCGAAGGAACTAAAGGGCTTTCACGCTTCCGTTGGCACCAACGTCGAGTACGCCGAGGACGTGGAGAATAATATTTCTCCATTCCTGTGGCCCGCTTTTGCCATGAATAAAGAAAAATACAGAACCATGCTATCGGCCGCGCTGCGAACGGAACTCTCGACCACGCGACTGACCGGCGGCTCGTTCTTCGGGCGCCCGAATGTGAGGAAATTATGAGCATAGCAACCGACGTCCCTTTCGATGCAATCCAGAACGCCATTTACACGGCGCTGCAAGGCACAATTACCGGCGAAGTGTACGACGAAGTGGCCGACGATGCCGAATTTCCTTACACGGTCATTGGTGAGCCGATGGACTTGCCGTTTGAGGCCCGCGGGGTCAAAGGCCGTTCTGTGATATGGCCAATTATTGTACATAGCCGGCCTGGCGACACCGGCGGCAAGTGGCAGTTGTACGACATAATGGAGGAAATCGTCACAACGCTGACGGCCTCCCAACTGAGCCTGACCGGATGGCGGGAAATATGGAAAACCTTTAACCAGGCCCGCGTAGAACGGCAGAAAAAAGAGACCGGCAACGTTGCCTACAAAGGAACGGTGACGATGCTCATTACGGTGGCAAAACTATGAACCAAAAAGAACGGCGGGAAGCCCACATGAAGGCGCACATCTCTGACGTGCATGATTATGGCACTTTGTTGTATATCGGCGCATCACCTGGCAAGCAGCAAATGGTCAAAGGATTCAACGACGCCGGCTATAAGATTGACGTCCTTGAGGCCTGGAAAGAAAATGTCGACGGCCTGAGGTTTATCAACAACGGAACGGGTGTTTTTCGTAAAATCATACACGGCACGGCCGAGAAGTTTGTTGCCGGCCCTCCGTTTTGGTACGTTGACCCTGACCACCGGCCGTATGATGTGATAATGTGGTGGCATGGCCCGGAACACGTCGGCCGAACGGATGCAGAAACAACCTTAATAGGCCTGGAACAGCAAGCTAAACACCTGCTTATCGCTGCCACGCCAAACGGTGTCTTTGAACAAGGGCCGGATTTAGGCAACCCGTACAATCCGCACGTTTCGACATGGTATGCACAGGATTTTCACCGGCTAGGGTTTTTGTCGGCCGCAATCGACGGTATCGACAAAAAAGGCAGCCATCTTTTGGCCTGGCGGAGGGTGGCATGAAAATCTTTGTGGTTTCCACAGGAAGGTGCGGCACGGTGTTTATGTCGGAGGTGTTCAGCAAGCTCACGACCGTTCCGAGTTTTCACGAGCCGCGGCCGCATTGCGCGGGCGAAACCATGCGTTTTGTCAACGACACTGAAGGCAAACAATATCCCGTGGCCGTGCGACGTGAACTTGCGGATAAAATAAAACAGGTCAAGGCCGATTCCGTTGACGGCCACTATTTCGAGAGCAGCCAAATGTTCGTCAAAGCGTATGCGCGGTTTGTATTCAAGGCGTTTGAGAATGTGGCCTTGATTTACCTCCACCGCAATCCGATTGAAGTTACCATGAGTTACTACAAAAAGAAGCTCGGTCAACCGAAGCAATACAATTATTGGCACCTGCAAAGCCATTGGAGCCAAAACATTTTACGCATGGCAGAGCCGCAGGGCCTTTATGCCGACATATTTTGGGAATGCCTGGAAATAAAAGAGCGCTTTCTGGCGCTCAAGGCCATGGCCGCAAAAACGTTTGTAATGGATTTTAAGCGACTCAACGACGTCGGCGCTTGGAAGGCTCTGTTTAAGCACCTAAACGTCCCGCACAGGCCATTTAAGGCCCTGCCTGATGTAAACAAAAACGCCGTCGAGGGCGATACGCTCAAAACGCTGAACGGGCTGCTCTCAATTTGGGATGAACCTGGCGCCGATGCGCCGCCGGCCACGGCTCACTACGACCGATTGGCCACGTTCATAGACTTCGGCCAAAAGACAATAGCAAAAACACAGAGAGGGAACAATGCGCAAATACTTGGATGATGTTGCCGTGGTGGTGACGACGTTTATTCGCCCGAAACAGTTGACGAAGTGCATTGTCAGTATTCGGAAGTTTTACCCGTCAATAAAAATCCTTGTGGCCGACAACGGCCGGCCCGATGCGGCAATATCCGCTTTTCTGCGCTCTGAGAATTGCGAACACCTCTTGCTGCCGTTTGACAGCGGCCTGGCCATGACGCGCAACAGAGGTCTGGATAAACTGGCGACCTATCCCTACGTTGTTATGCTTGAGGACGACATGGAATTTACAGCCGAGTCGAAGCTAGAGAAATTCAAGGCTGCCATCGAACCGAACCCCCAAATCGGAGTCGTAGCCGGCGGGCTTGAAGTTGAGCCAGGCGTAAAAAACCTCTTTGCCAACAATATCGTAGTGGACAAGGAAAACAACCGTTATCTTGTGCGGGCCATCGACAAGCCCGAATGGCACACGTCCGGCGGGGTACGGTGGTTTTATGCCGAGTACGTTTACAACTGGCATATTATGCGCAACGCGCCCGATATACGTTGGGACGACGACCTCAAGCAATGTATCGAACATTTTGATTTTGCCGTCCACATGAAAACGGAAACGAAATGGAAAATCGCTGCCACGCCGGAAGTTGTCTGCCGGCATTTTGCCGTGACGGAAACCAAAGAGTACGTCACCCACCGGCGCAATTACGCAACGTGGAAAAAGTTTTTCGCGAAACGGGGCATCCGGTTCATGCACGACTCGACAGAAAAAAGGATGCGTGATTTTAAGACGATTGAATGCTTGTCGGCGCCGGAATACCACTACCGAATGCTCATGGCAATGAAAGAAGCCCAAAGCGGGGTCGACATGAAAGACCAATCGCTTTATAGGGATATATAATTTTTTTATAGGAGGCTACTATGGCTGACCAAATACCAATTCCTGGGGAGTTTTGTACGCTCCTGGTGGAAACCGTTGCCGTGGCGGCAACAAGAACGTTCACCATGAACGTTGACCGTGCGCATTATGGCACTTTTGTGGCACGGGACACGTCGAAATGGCGGACAAATTATGTGGCTGATATAGGCGCTACCTTTGATATTGACGGCCTGGTTGTTTGCGCCGACACATCACCCGCAGCCAAACAGTTTGACGACCTTTTCACCTACATGGGTGCCGGTACAATTCTAACAATCGTGTTCACGCTCAGGTCAAACACTTCGGCAGAACAGACGTTTATTTACACGGCCGAGGCGTACTTGAATACGCTCAATGTGGTGGCACCGCAGTTCGGTGAGTCAACCTACACGGCGAACCTTATCGTTTCCGGTGCGGTCACGCAAACCACAGGTACGGTAAGCTAAATTAGGGAGGAACATGGATAAAAAAGAAGAAAAAACAGCTATGACAAATAATAAGGCGGGGGCGGATTCGCCCCCGTACCTCATTATAAAGCTCGAAGGAAAAGAGCGACGGTTTAGGTTCGATATGTTGGCAGTTTCCGACTTCCAGGGATTGACCGGCATACGCTTGTCAGAGTTCGACACGCTCGACGAAAGGATTGACGCGGACGCCGGCATTTTGGTGGCCCTGCTTTGGGCGGGCCTGCGGCAAGAGGACAACAAACTGACCTACGAAAAAGTGGGCCGAATGCTCGACATGACGAAGATTAACGAGTTGGAGGAAGAAATAACAACGTTTCTTGCCTCTCAACTTGGCCTCGACGATGAAGGAGAGGGAAAAAAAGCGACAAGGGCGAAGCCACGCAAAACGTTCCCCAAGAACCATGGACGTGGAAAGTCGCCCGTCAAACGGCCCGCCGCATCGGGCTAACGCAAGACGAATTTCACCGTATCACTCTTTCCGAATTTAATGCCGCGATTAAAGCGTGGGAGGAAAACAGGAAAGACCGATGGTTCTTGGAGGCATGGGCAGTAGCGCACCAAATAAACATCTGGTTGCCGAAGGGCAGAAGCATTACAGCCCAAACCCTCTTGGCCCCGATGTTTGGGGCTGCGGCGGTTGGAGTGAAAAGCAATCTCCCGCAGACCAAAGAGGAATTTGAGGCCTACAAAAAGGACTTGATGCAAGTGGCAAAATGGCACAGCAAAGTGGCGCAACAGATTAAAGATGGCACCAGGGAAAGCACCACAGCCTCGACCGAACAAATGGTCATCGACAGCATGAGAGGACAGGCAATAAAAGGAAAATAAAATGGCTACCAACATAGGGCGGCTTTATGCGGTTTTGGGCGCAGACACTTCCGAGTTCACGCGCAAAATGGGTGCGGCCGGCAAGAAGATAAACACCATCGGCACCAAGCTGACCAAAGGCCTGACTATCCCGCTCTTGGCCGTTGCGGCCGCTTCGGTCAAAACGGCTGCCGACTTCGAGCAGGCAATCGCCAACGCCGCCTCGGTCACGGGCGGCTCTGCGGAGGTGTATAAGAGCAATCTGCAGGAGATGGAAAAAATCGCCCGCGACATGGGCGCCACCACCGTCTTTTCCGCCAAAGAGGCGGCCGACGGGTTGTATTTTATGGCGTCGGCCGGTTGGGACGTCAACAAAATGGGCAAGGCCATCAAGCCGACCCTCGACCTGGCAGCAGCCACGCAAAACGACCTGGCGTTCACCACCGAAACGGTGGTTGCCTCTTTGAGCGCTTTCGGTTTGGAGTCTAGCGAAGCCGGCCGCGTGACTGATACTTTTAGCGGCATTATAAGTTCATCCCAGGCCACGCTCGACAAGCTCGGCAACTCCATGACATACATAGGCCCTCTGGCTGCTAACCTCGGATGGTCAATCGAAGAAACAAGCGCCGCCCTGGGGTTGCTTTACGACAAGGGCATTCCGGCGTCGACGGCCGGTACGTCGCTGCGAATGGCCATGCAAAAGCTGCTCGACCCGACAAGCAAAGTCCACAAGGGCCTTAAAACTTTGGGCCTCGAAATCGAGGACGTCGACCCGCGCTTCCACAGCCTCGACGAAATTGTGGACACGTTCAGCAAAACGTCGATGGACGCGCAGGCGGTCACACAGACGTTCGGCGCCCGCGGCATGGCCGCAATCCTTGGCCTGACCACCGCCGGCGGTCCCGCTCTGGTTGAAATGACGGATAAAATCAGCAAAAGCGGCACGACCTCGGAAATGGCCGGCCGACAGCTTGACACGTTCAAAGGCCAATGGAAACTGACCACCTCGGCATTGAGCGAAGCCGGCATTCAAATCGGACAGGTGTTGATGCCAATCCTGCGGGGCCTGCTCGATGACTACGTAATACCGGCCATACAGTGGTTTTCCGGCCTGACGGCACAAAAGAAAAAGCTAATATTGATTATCGCCGGCGTGGCGGCCGCCATCGGGCCGCTGTCGAAGGCCTTGCTGTTTCTCGCATCGAACCCTTTGGTGGCTGTCGCCGCTGCCGCTGCGGCGGTTGTGATAGTTTTCAATAAGGTAAGAAAAGCGCAAGATGCGGCAACTGCGGCTCAAGAACGGGCGGCAATGGCCACCGCAAAGATGGACGATAAACTGAGAATGATAGCTGACAGGGCGGGGATAAGCAGGGTTGAGCTTGCCGAATTAACAAAAAAATATGACGGGAACACCTTGGCCCTTGGTCATGCAATCCTGCGGGGAAAAGAGGGCGCAGCGCTTCAGGAAGCCATGGCGTCAATCGGAAAAGAACGCGTTGCGGTTATGGACAAGGAAAAAGAGGCGCAGGATAGTGTTGCTGCCGCCATGAAAGCAGCGGCACAGGAAACAAAGGACATAATGGAGGCCACACGCAAGGCCGCAGCCGAGGAAGACAAGGCCGAAAAGGTGGCCGCGAAATGGCAGGAACGTCTTGCCTCTTTGAACGTGCAAACGCTGCCGGAAAAACGCAAGCGCATGGGCGAACTCAAGGGCGAACTCGAAAAGCTCAACAAGATGTACGAGAACGGCGAAATTGCTCTCAGCGATTTCGAGCGCGGCACGAAAATAGTCAATGACGAACTCATTAGCCTCTCAAACGACACCATCGAACTGACTGCTATACCAAAAATGCGGGACGTGACTAATATAATAAACAATCTGCCACCGGGACTCATTGAACTGGCCAAAGGGGCAAAAACGTTCGGCGGGAAGCTCAAAGAGGCCTTTGCTGCGGTTGACATGAAACAGGTTTCCAACGATATGCTCAACGTTTGGGGCGAAACGTTTAGCGCCATGATAAACGGCACAAAAACGTTCGGCGATTTCCTCAGCGGCACGTTCGACACCTTGGCCTCCGGCGTATCGTCCGGACTTGGAAAGATGGTCGGCAACCTGGCGGAAACGGCCGGCGGCATATTCAAAGCCTTGGCGCCTGGTATTGGTTCGGCTGTAACGGGCATAGTGACGGCCGGCCTGGGCCTATTCAAAAAGCTGTTCAAGATAAAAACCAAGGCCGAAAAGGAACGGGAAAAACAGGAGCAAGCCGAACGGCAGTTTACGGCCCAGATTGAGGAAGCCAAAAAAGTCATGGGCAAGTACGGTGAGGTGTCCGACAGCACGGCCGAAAAGATTGCCGAACTCCGCAAGAAACACGAGGGCTACACGGCTGTTTCCCTGGCTTTTAACGACGTCATTTCCGACGTGGGGGTAAACCAGGAAAACATCAACGAGCTTTGGGCGCGCGCCGGTTCGATTATCGACCAGGTGGCGGCCAACGAAATCAAGGCCACCGACGCCACCGCGGTGCTTGACGATGCGTTCTCGCAGCTTAAAGACGGCGCCGTCAAGCTCGGCGAGGAAGGCTCGGCCGCCATGGTTTCGTTTATCCTTAAAACACGGGAAGCCGGCGTGGAGGTGGCAAGCGTTACCGAGTATGTAATAGGGCAGCTTGACCGCATCCCGGCGGCGCTTTCAAC